TAAACAAAAGTGGTAGCACTCAGAATCTTACGGTAACTCTACACTTTGTACAACTAGAGGTCTGATATGAAAGAATATATTGTCTCATGTAGATCATATGAAGATCTGCAGAGTCTCTATGATGACATGGAGACAGAAGGTGGTGCGTTACACATTCCAAATAGAGCAGTAGAACTTTTAAATCGTAGGTCAGTTAGCAGGAACACACACTACAAATTAACAGAAGAAGAATCTGTATTAGTTTCTCAGGATGAGAGAGTTATTTCTTGTGAGTTATCTCCTGACGAAATTGAGGGTTTAGAACCAGTACTCTATGGATATACTAATCAAAGTCCGTATGATATCGTTGGTGATTTTACAAAGTATGGTACTACTAATGTATCGGAACAAAATGATCGTCAGTGGGGACATCTTCATTCAGCTGGAACTATTGCTGAGAGACAGAAAGGTACTTGGGGAAATAATCAAAGAACAATAGGTAAAGATGTAAATATTTTTAATGATGGTCGTCATGTTGATGTAGTTATTGTTGATGGTGAAGTTGGATTTGATTCTGATGAATGGGAAAGCGAAGCGGTTACTCCAGGACAAAGTAGATTTGTTCAGTATGATTGGTATGCAGAACATCCTAATGTAGGTGTAAGTGGTAATTATGCACACCCTCCTGTTGGTAATGCCAATGATCATGGATGTCATGTTGCAGGTACTGTTGCTGGAAAGTATTATGGATGGGCAAAAGAAGCAAACATTTATGCGCTTACTTTTGCAGGAACACATGGAACTTTAACAATTTTTGATTTTATACGAGAGTTTCATAAAAATAAACCAATCAATCCTATAACTGGTAGGAAAAACCCTACTATATCTAATAATAGTTGGGGATTCAGTTATGATGGTGGTTGGAATTCTACTAATGTAAATTCTATTACTTATAGAGGAACTACATATAGTTCAAGTAATCCCGGTCCTTCGGGGTGGACTAATGCAGGAATTGAAGCTGACTTTGGTGTTAGATATGATCCAAATGGATTTCCTGCTAGACTGACCTCTCTAGATCTGGATATTGAAGATGCTATTGCAGAAGGAATTGTTGTTATTGGAGCTGCTGGTAATGCAAATCATTATTGTGTTCGTGAAGGTCATCCAGATTACAATAATATAATGAATATAAGTGGGTTTAATCGCTATATGCATAGGGGGAGCTCCCCTGCCCATGCAAAAGGTGTCATTACTGTAGGTTCAATTAATACTGCTAGTGATCATCGCCGGTCAACGTTTACAAATTATGGTGAGAGGATTGATGTCTTTGCTCCTGGTCAAAATATTCTTTCTATTGGTGGTGATGGAAGCAAGGGATTGAATAAGGGACCTATTACAAGACCAGGATACCCTGCTGGTATTGATAACATGCTTACCATCAGTGGTACTAGCATGGCATCACCTCAGGTATGTGGAATTATTGCGTGTGCTGCCACTGGTAGAGAAAGATTTACTAATGATGATGCAATTCAATTCATTAGAAATTTTTCTCGTGATGACTTGATGGACTTTGATATTCTTGGTGCCACTGCTAACAGTTACAACATCTCTATTGATAGAGCTCAAACTACAACTCTAGATTATTACTTAACTGGAACAGATGCTAATGGTGGTGTTAATGGACTTGATCCGACTATAACTATTGATCCTAACGATACTTTGACTATCACTCTTCCCTCCGCTGGCGGGTATGTTTACTATCAGGTAGATGCTGGTCAAACTAGTAATGGTTATCAAATGACTGATACTAATGGATCTCAGAGTTGGAACCCTACCATAAACCTCACCGTAGGTGACTCACTTGATATGGAGTTAGCTGCAAACATGACCACTCACCCAATATATCTTAGAGATAGTAGCGGAAATAATCTTACGACCGGGGTCACTGGTCAGGGAGCTAATTCTCAAGGGAACCAAATTCTATGGGACACAAGTGGATATTCACCTGGAACATACAAGTATCAGTGTGGTGCTCACCCTGGTATGCAAGGAACTATTAATTTAACTGCTGGATCATCTTGGACTCATCCTCTTTTCATCAGAGATTCAAACGGTAATAATATTCCTGGTGTAACTGGTCAAGGATTTGCTAACAATGCCACTCAAGTTGTTTGGACACCAGGAAGTGCATACTCTGGACAGACAGTTAAGTATCAGTGTGGTAGTCATAGTAATATGGAAGGAAGCATTGTTATAAATGCTGTAAGTAATATAGGACAGCAAGGTGGATATGATGATGTTACTTGCTCAAAAGGTAGTCCTAACCGAGAAGTATTTTGTAACAATCCAAGACCAACTACTGGATATATTTCTGGGTTTAAACAAGCTACTTTGAATGGTAGACGCCGTACAGATAGGGAAGATAACAATACTAATCAATTTAGGCAACTCTATCCAAGAGTTAATGGACTTTATAAACAATAAATAAAAGAACCTTGCTGTTGATGTATGTCAGAAGAAGTAAAGAAGGAAGAACCTAAAAAGAAAGGTCTTCTCGGTAAAATTAAGGAGGCAGCAGATGACAAAGAAGAGCAGCTTGCTATTCTGTCTACTTTTGTTAGGCTCGGCATCCTTGTTTGGTCTGGCGGAATACTCACGCTGGCATACATCAAACTTCCACCAGCACTTGGAATTCCTGAACAAAAACTAGATCCCACTTTTATTGCCAGCGTCTTCACCGGAGTTTTAGCTACTTTTGGTGTCCAGGCTGCAAAGAAAGCAGGAGAAGGTGGTGGTGGTAATGGTGGTGGCAGTATCACCAAAGAGCAGATGGAAAGATTGATTGAAAAAGCAGCACAGACTGCACCTTCACAGACTATTCGTATTGAGCAGGGACCAATCAAAATTTCTACTGACGACTCATACAAAATGTAACGGAGAATAAAATGCAAAAAGTAATTAATGTTTTGGCAGTACTATCATTTGTAGGAACTGCTGGTATTGTTGGAGGAGGTACTGCAGTGTATCTCAACAGAGATTCTATTGTTGAGAATATCAAATCTCAAGTTGCTGGTGCAGCAGCAGAAGCAATTGCAGGACAACTTCCTGGAATGATGGATGCAGCGATGCCAGAACTTCCTAGTGTTACTGGTGGTGCTATTCCTTCCTCACCATCTACAACTGGTCCGGGGATTAGATTGCCATGACAAATCCAGAAGAGTTAGCACAAAAATATTCTACTGAGAAAGCACCACGTAAGTCTCCTGTTAAAGGTATTGCACTGACATTAGGTGGACTCTTTGCTCTGGCACATATTGGTTTGTTAGGTTATGTAATTCATAGACCAGAAGAACCAAAAGTTCCTCAGGTTCCTACAATTAATATCCCTCGTGGAGATTATTCATCCTATACTATTAAAGCAGGTAAGGATGGATATGAAATTGAGTATCGTGCAAACGATCCTAAAATTCTACAGTCGGAGAAATCCCTAGAACTTCAAAAAAATCAAAGTGGTTTCTTTGGTGGCAAGAAATATGAGAACCGTCGTGAGTATCGTAGTGATCAATTCACTATGGAAGGCACCCGTAACATGGGAGGAGGTGACATAGGAGAACTGGGAAAGACCGGGGGTGTAAGCGCAGAGTGTTTAGTGGCGGACGCTGGAGCACGAAGTCAAGGTGCCATGGCAGGTAGTGCTATCGCTGCTGGTGTTGCTGTTCCTGCTGTAATGGGTATCCCATACGTTGGATGGCTAGCAGGTGGTTGGGCATTGTTACTAGGACAGAAAGCAGGATCATCACTTGGTTCTACAGTGGGCAGTGTGTTTAATGATTGCTGATGGACATACCTAATATTAATATTCCGAATAATGATATTAGTATCGGTAATATTCGTGATTTAAATATTAATGTAATGCCTGATTGGATGAGTAATCCTCCGCAGGCACTACCAGTTTACCCACCCGTGACTACACAGGTGGGTGTTCCTATTGTTAATATTCCTGGATGTGTTGAGTCGCATAGAGATAGTAGTGAGAATCAAACACTCAAAGAAGAGGATAGTGATGGAGTCCGAGTATTTTGTGATGCAGGAACACCTAGTTTCAATCCAATAGATTATGATCCCCGTAGGTTAAAGATAACAACAGAGTCTTCTCCACCTCTACCAGTCATCCCAAACACTCCAGAAACACCAGAGAC